GATCAGATTTTTTAACCTTTGTCGCTGCCATGCCTTCACCCGTTTTTCGTGCAACTCACGCGCCGCTTGCTCCGATTTCTGATCCAACAGCCGTTGATACTCATCAACAATTTCATGCCAGAGGTCAGGTTGTCCCATTTCCCAGCGCACCATTCTCTCAAGATCGGCATAGAACTGCTTGGTCTGCCGCAGATACATCACGTTGTCTATGGCTTGTGTGGCAAGATCGTCTTTGATCCCTTTCTTTTGGTTCTCTTCACGCTGATACTGAACCTTTTCATGGCTGGCCTCCAACTCTGCGTGGCCTTTGAAAAAACTCGAAAGGGCTGTACCAACTTCACCTGTGATCTTTGACAGATCAGACCCGGTTTTCTTCAGGTCTTGGTAAACGCTGATGCAGCCCTTTATGCCTTCATATGCCCCTTTGCACAGGGCAAATGCTGTTATTGGGTCAATGGCTGCTCCGCAGACTTAGCCTCTTCAGGCATTGGCACTTGAGGGATAGCTTGCTCACGAATGGCTTGCACCAAGTCAGCAACTTGCTCATAAGGTGCTTTTGCCAATGCGGCCAGGATCATGTTCACTGCACCCAGGGGCAGTTCCAGTTTGACAGGGGTTGCCAGAGTCTCTTGCTCAGTCATGCGTTTCTCCATAAAAGCCGCTGTTTGGGCCAGCGGTTTGCCCTTATCTATTATGCCCAAGGCACTCCAGTGGCGGTCACAGGGTTCTTCTGCAACTCAATTTGAGCCAGCAGGGATGCTTCCGTGGCATCCTTGTCCACACCACCTGCCCAGCACCAGTCCAATACTTCTTGCATGGTCACGCTGTCATAGGGGATTGTGGGTGTACCGGGTTGCCATGAACAAGTGCTGTACACAGATGCAGAGTAATCCCCGTCTGTTGCATTTGCTTGCCAATGTGCAGTTGTGACAAAACCATCAGAGGTTTGTCGATCAAGTTGGGAAATGTTCCAAACGATTGTTGACATGGTTTATGCTCCTTCTAAAGCAGTTATACGGGCGGTGAGTTGGGTGATAAGTGCTTGTTGCTCTTGGATTGCTGCGGTCAGGGTTGCCACTAAATAGCTGGTGTCAATGCCCTGGTAGACGGGATTCCCATCTTCATCTACCGCATCTTTTTCACCTTGCACAGCATCTGACACAACCTCTTTTAATTCATGTGCAATAAAGCCTTGCCCATCAGACCCGTTGGCTTTCCATTTATATGTAACAGGCTTGAGTTGCGCTACTTTATCCAATGCGCCAATCATTGGTGCAATGTTTTCTTTTAACCGATAGTCGGATGATGTCCCATAGGTAACGCCTGTTCCATTGGTGGTAATAGTGCCCACATTGGTTGGAGAGCCGCCAGAGCCATATTGAAACGCCATCAACCTTGCGGCTGTATTCTCCACATTAGAGACAATAGCGGCATAAGTCGTGCTAGATGTGCATTTAAAAAGAGATGTGTCTACACTGCTTGTTACTTGAAATCTGCCGCCTGTGCCAATAGTGCTTGAACTCCCCACCAGCAAGTTACCGCTGGAGTCGAAACGGGCACGTTCTGAGCCGTTGATGGTGAAGGTAATTGGCAACGCTTCTTGCTCATTGATGAAAAAGCCAGTGCCATCTGCATAGATGAGGGCAGTAGAAGTGCCAGCACCAGTGCCACGATATATTCTGAATCCACCGCCAGATGGCCCCCATGCACCAAGAGTTCCATAATCAGTTCCAAGTCTGCCAACACTGTCTTGAGTACCAACAGTGAAGACACCATATGCATCAGAACTAATACGGGCTTTTGCCACACCGTTGGTGTTAAACACCATTGTGTTTACAGAATTAACTAACTGAAGTGAGTTAGCCAATCCAGAATCAGATGCCAAATATGCACTACCGCTATCTGTGTAAACATGCAATTTGACATTTGATGCAGTGCCCATCCTTGCAACAATTCCAGACCCTGTTCGCTCTACATCTAATTTATAAGCAGGACTTGTAATCCCAATACCCAAGTTACCGCTGGAGTCAAGGCGCATTTTTTCTGCGCTATTGGTCATGAATTTAAGGTTGTTGTCCGTGGCATTTGCGTAAAAACCAGAACCAGATGCGTTAGAACCAGTAAAGAAACCTATGTTTGCGCCTGTGTCTACATATGCGTACATGGTCGAACCACTAGCACGGGTAAATGAGGCTACATTGTTGCTACCATCAGTTCCAGAAACACTCAAATATTGAGAAGGACTTGCAACACCAATACCTAACTTTGTACCGTCAAACACCAACGCACTACCCGTGGTCAGCACCTTGGAGCCGTTCAAATAGGCCACGCCGTTGGCTGTGCCGCCAGACAGAATTGGGTTGGCTGTTAGCGAGATAACGCCCGTGCTGTTGGCAATTGATGCGGCAGAAGTGCCATCAAGCGCCTTAATGTTGGTAACTTCAAGGTTTGTTACATCAAGGGTTGTAAACACCGCTGCGCCGCCAGTGTTGCTGATCTTTATGAAGTCTGATCCGTTCCACGCACAAACGGCTGATTCACCCTTCACAATGGTCACGCCTGTGGTTGGGCCTACCCCACGAAGCACAATGGATTGGGTGCTTGAGCTTGCGTTGATAACGGTGTAAATCTTCGACTGTGCCGGGGCTGTGATATTGCGGGTTACCGTGCCGCCTGCCGTCCACAGCAAGATGGCCTGTCGTGATGTATTTGCCGCTCCAGTTGTCGTGGTCAGCGTTACATCCGTGTCTGAGGAAAGGGTGGTTGTCCCGGCAATTGCAGAGTCCAGCAACGATGTGATGCTGTTGTTGACCGTGTCACCCCATGTGCCGCTCAGTTCCCCCGTGACGGGGAGAGCCAAACCCAAGAGTGATGTGTATGCTGTAGTCATGTTTAAACCTCAAGTTACGACTTCTTCCCAGGCCGGAGTTTGTACATTTGATACATCTCCCCAACCGGGTGTCTGCGGGTTGCTGATATTTTGCCACGAAGGGGTCTGTGTGTCATCTATAGGTTTCCAATAGACGGCGATCACGTCCCCCACTGATCCTCTTGCGTTTACACCTGTTAGGGCCAGCACCCTTGCGGCCACCGACATCGTTCCAACGGAGCCTGATGCGTTTACACCAGACAGGGTGACAGACACCTCTTTGACAACTGTGCCAACCGATCCATTCGCTTGGTTGCTGTTTAGCGGGACAATGACACCACCGGGAGAGCCAAACGCCAAATTCCCGGTCAGTGCAACTGTTGCGCTTTGGGCAACCGTTCCGACTGCCCCGCTTGCAGAAACTCCGGTCAAGGCCGTGCTTGCGCCACCGGTAACAGTTCCAACTTCACCAGAAGCCGTTACGCCCGTCAGGGCCACCAATCTTGATGTGGTAACAGAGCCAACTGCGCCAGAGGCCAACACCCCTGTGATTTCTACATCTTTGCTGTGATCGACTGTTCCAACCGACCCCGCCGCAGAAACGCCCGTCAGAGCAACCTCTAGGGTTACCCCTACACTGCCAACAAATCCATTTGCTATATCGCCGTCTTCACCCTCTGAGGTGCTGGGAGCCATCGTCCCAACTGAGCCAGCGGATGACACCCCGGTGAGGGCAATGGTGAGACTTGATGTGACGGAACCTACCGCACCTGTAGCAGCATTTCCTGTGAGGTCAAGAGTACCGCCCCATCCGTTACTCCCCCATGTGTCATCACCCCACCCGAGAGACACGGCTTACCCCTTTAGGTGGTAGCCAAGCGCAACAGAGCAGTCGAAGTCGTATTGGCAGGCATCGTCAATGTGAAGGTTCCAGCCGTGATCGTCTGTGAACCAAAGGTGTGGACACTGACCGCCTTGTTACTCTGTGTTGAGTTATAGATTAACACCGCATCAAACGCCGTGGTCAAAGTCACCGTGGTGTAGCTGATTGAGGCCGAAGGAGTCCAATAGGCCGTGCCTGCGGTTGTCGAGGTGTTTGAGGCCAGCGGAGCCGTTGCATTGGTCACCGTCACGCCACCAGCAGAGTACCCAGTACCAGACACTTCACCAGAGGCCGAATAAGCCGTGGTAGAAGCATTGATCGTTGCCGATGCAAGGTACAGAGCCGCTTTAAACGTGTCGGCAGTGGTGGCTGCACGGATCGGTGCAGTGCCAAAGTTGTGAGTTGCAGTCAGCACCTCGCCCAAGAACGAAGTGGTCATTGCCTGTGTGTTCGCCATGATGTTTCCTTTAACCTAAAGATGCGGTTTCAGCACCGGCAAAAACCGGCATTTTTTTCAGGGTCACATGGGCAGAGCGGTGAACTAACTCACCTTCCAACCAATATTCAACCCAAGTGGTTTGTTCGTTGTCATTGTCCACGGTTCCTTCCCGCTTTTCAAGCAAGGAATCATCCATTTCGCCTTTGGTGGTTGTGACTATCAATTTGAACTCCTGATCAATGCTGTGGTTGATGTGTTGGCTGGCATCGTGATTAAGAACGTGGTAGTCGATGTCTTGTCAGACCCAAAGTCCAACACAGCCACCGACTTGTTGCCCTGGGTTGAGTTGTAGATCAAAGCACATCGGGCCGTGATTACACCTGTCCAAGATACATTGTTAAACCCAACATAGGCCGTATAGCCAGATGTGCTGACCGTGATTCCGGTCATCGTTGCCCCACCAGCCACATAAGTGCCTGTAGCAGCCACTTCATTGGTGCTGCTGTAAACAGTGGTGTCAGCGTTTAAATTTGCGTTGGCCGTGTACAGGGCGATCTTGATCACATCCGTGGTCAAGTCATGGATGCCCTGATAAAGCTGCGCTTTGAAGCTGGTGGTCTGCGTTTGAACAATGCTCATGCTACAGGAACCCTCACCTGACCATCACGATAAGCATCCATACGCTGTTTGCCATCACCCAAGTTCTTGAGTAGAGCAATCGCTTGAACATACCGCTGATTGACCAGTGCAACCATATCAGGCTCACCCTTCATATAGGTGTAAGCCTCACACAGAGTTCCGTACAGCAGAGCAGAGTCAAAGTTGTCACCCAACCAAGTAGTAGACGCAGTCACGATGGACTCTGGGTAGTAGTAATAGTGCAACTCAGTACCATAAGTTGCATTGGGTGTCGGCCCAAGAATGAACGACAGCTCGTTTACGTTGGAGGATTGAGGGCCAAAAATAGCGTAGTGCTTGGGAGTACCCGTTGTGGCTGGATTGGGATACGCATCCCGCATGAAGTTCACATCCTTGTTGAGTAAGTAGATGTAATTCCCTCCGCCATTTGGGTAAACGGCAATTGAATACACAGATAAAAAATCATCCGGGCATGACAAGTACTTATTACCGGACGTGATTGTTCCCGTCACGTTCTTACGTAAGTTTGCAATCTGGACCGTGTTGTAGATGCGCTGCTCAGCCTGCTTGATCATTGTGTTCATGTCCGTTGTATTGAACGTGTTCTCACAATAATCGCTGACAGCGACTACAAGCTGGGCGTATGTCATTGCCATGGCTACATCAACCCATTGGGCCTCGTGACATCACACCCTTGGTGGCCGCGCCAGTACCGCGCATCTTGATACCGCTGGTCTTGACTTCATCATTGATGCCGATGCTCACGCCATCCATGGGAGTCCAATCAGCTTTGCGGCTGATGGGGTCTTTGGGGCGCATAGCAACACCGGGCTTGCCGTCCATGGTGTGGGGTTGGGCGTAGACGCTGGCGGAACCAACTTCTTTACCCATCATCTTTTTGCTGAATGTAGCCATTATTTGCTCCCAGATTTCTGGTTCATTGCGCGAGAAAGATTCTTCCCGTACTTCCTACGATCCATGCTGGTAGGGCCACCGGCTTTCATACCTTTGGCGTGCAGGCGAGATTCATGGCCCTTGACCATTTTCTTAGCCTCTGTGTCGGCAATAGCCTTGACTTGTTTCTTGTCCATGTTCGCTCCTAAGTTACGCTTACCGTTACTGTACCAACACTTGCCGTTGCCACCAAGTAGTTTGGCGTTAAATCTACATCAAAGAAGCTAGACCCGCCCACCGGTCTCCAGCCCCACTGAATATCTCTTGACCCGCCAGATGGAAACCCACCCACGTTGACACCCGAAGTTACATAGGTCGTATCCGGACGGGGTTGACGAACCGCTTGAGGATCATCCACCGGGTACATGCCCAACTGTAACTGCGGCTGGTCCGGGTCCCAGCACTCTGGGCACACCTTAATCTGGAACAGCTTGGTCTTGATGACCTCGTTTTTGAGCTGTTTGAGTTTAAATTGCTGCCCGCACCGATCGCACTCGGCAATTGAAAACTTGCCAGAGGAAAACCGATTACCCATTACGGAGTGCTCCCCCCGATGAAGGCTTGTCTGGGCACGAGGCGGATCGC